CCTTACGCGAATTCGCTGACGTTCAGATTGAACACGATGGTCTCGAATCCGTACTGCGGGGTGTAAGCCACCTGTAAGCCGCCGTAGATGCCATTGGCATAGTCGGAGGGGTTCAGGGCCGTATAGATCGCAAACGGGACCGCATTGACAACAAAGTTACCCGCATAGACACCAAGGCCGACATTGGTAGCAAAGGTCGTTGGATCGAGTTCGACCTGAATGACCTGGCCCAAAGCGAGGCCCGAAGCAATCGCCGTGTTACCCACCTGAACGACCGTCTGCTGAAGTCGATCAATGCCGTTCTGGTTGTAATAAAGCGGAGACAGCGGGTTATTTGAACCATTGATGACGGTATTGGAGATCGCCTGATTGGATTCGATCTGTACCCAGTCGATTGAATACGCGACATTTGCCGGAGTGCCATCCAGATTTTTGCCTTGAACCAGAATCGTGTTGGTGATGCCACCTTCTGCGCCGGTTGCTACAAAGTTGATATTCCCCGCAGTGAACGCGGTAATTAGCGATGCAGGAAGCGGGCTATAAGCCGTGACACCATTCAGGAAGGTGTACGAACTTGGCGGCAAGCGATTGGTCGGAGTCGGAACGAACGCCGTAATGTATTCCACCCAAGACGTTACATCTAATTCGGTCAGAGGCGATGCGCTCGGTGACTGAATCATGGCGAACGTATTCTTGAGCGTGTTCTGAGTTGCCCAATAGGTGTACGTCGAGAGGCTCACAGGCAAGTAGAACTTGATGAGAGCGTTCAGCGTATTGTGAAGCAAAAGGAACGCGGGGAGATCGGTCTGATCCGCATCCATGCCGGGCAAGAACGTCCAGTTGTAGATCGTCTGCGGGTTTGCCACAAGATAGGTCTGCAAATTGGTCGTAACGGTCGCGGTCGTTGCGCTTCCGGCTTCGAATACATAGTAGCCGGTGCCGATATTGCCCTGTGCCCACCAAGTATCGTCATTGGCGGTCAGGTAAATCTGCGGGCCGGTCAGTACGGTTCCGAATACGGTTGCGGTTCCGGGGTTGGTCGCAAGGCCGTAGTTAAGTTCCGTGGTAGTAGCCGAGGTCGCGGTAAACGTCCCGTTGTATCCCGCCGGGGTCATGCCGGAGACTTGAATCTTGGTGGTCTGTCCTACCGGAATCCCATGAGGATTCGTGGTGGTCAGGGTAGCGACACCCGTAGTCCACGTCAGGGATGAAATGTCATACGCGGGGACAAGGTAGGTTGCCAAGTCTCCCGGCGCGGCGATGAACTGAACGGTTCCGGTCGCGATAGTGGTCCCGCCCATAGAAACGACAGCGGCAATCTGCTGAAGTTTGCTGGGTACGGGAGCTACCGTTTCCGATACGTTCAGTTGAACGATTCGGTTGTAATAGCTAGGCATCGATATCCCCTAATTAAGACCAAGAAATCGCAAGGGTCTGGCCGGTGCCGGGAACAACAACGATGCCCTTGGTGGTTTTGAAGTTGATCGCATAGGTTCCAACGGTATCCGGGATGACCGCGATTTCATTCGCCGCCGCCGCGCCGCCTACCGTGGCAACGTCATAAACGGCTCCGGTCGCTGAACCCGCAACCAGTACGGATACGGTCGCAACAAAGCCGCCGCTGGCTTTAACGAGGGTGCCTGAAGTGATGTTCAGGGTGTTCTGAGTGCCGGTGGCAAGATTCTGAGTCAGAAATGGACCTTGGGGCATGATATTTCTCCTTAATCGGGATTGATCTGGACAGTCGGTGGTAGACAGGTCGATATGATCTGGTCGATAGAATCGTACACCGCTGACTGGTTATACGAAACGTCAAGCTCGATGATCTTCTGTTGAGCGAGAACATTCAATTCAGATTGAATGCGCTTGCCATCCTTCACAGTAATACCCATCTGCATAATGCCGAACAAGCCGGACATTGATTGATTCTGAAGGTATTGCACGAAGTTCTGAATGTCTCGATTCAAAAGCCCGTAGGTGATGAATCGAACGTGATCCCGCATGAGTTGCCATGTGTTATCGCCATCTTCCCATGCAATCGGCTGAAGCATCGACGTATCGTCGGCTTGGATATCACAGACGATATAGGGCGGTGTCAGGTTTTCGGGGACCAAGTAGGACGGATAGACCTGACCATAGGCGTTCAGCGAAATCCAAATGGGAAGTGAGTTGGATACGATAGGCGATGCCGGAAGGTCAGAGACAGATTGAATGATCTGCGTCCGCATTTCCGGGTAGACCGCTTGGCCGAAGTAATGCCAAAGCCCCGCTTGCTCATACCGATTCGCATGACTTGAGAAGCTGAATTCAAAGTCATCCCATTGGCCGACCAATAGCTGATCGGGCTGAAGATCGTTGAAATCAGCGACTTCTGTGGGAGTCGTGAAAACGACATTCTGGTACGCGATGGTTTTATCGACTTCCTGTCTCTGGTCCGTTGCATAGTGCAAGGAGCCTGACACCTGAATCGGGGCCACGGTCGTTTCGAGTACCCAAAAAACGTATCCGTCATAGGGCAGAATCACGCGCTTGTAGGTGTTGAACGTAACGACCTGATTCTGGTCAATGACGTTCAGGCCCGTATTCAGGACCGCCGCGAGTGAGTTATTCGGGAAGTTGCCGGTGAGGTCAATCATCTTTCAGCACCACGCGAATAGATCGCTGATAGATGCCGCTGTCGATGAATGAGGGACGTTCAACCCCGGAGACCTTAGCCTTCCCCCGCCGTTTGCCACTCTTGAATCGTAAACTGACTCCCATGAGCGCGGCTTTCGTCGGGACAAGAGGTGGCCCGATCCATTGATCGAACTTGCGCTGTGAGATGGAACTCTTGAGATCATGTTCGATTCCGGAGAGGGACATTTTCTTTCGGATCGGTGTCCGGCGCATCAGGTTGTCAGAAAGGCGTTCTGCAATCTCTTGAGCCACGAACTCGCCCTGATTGGCAAGGTAAGTGCCCATGATGTGATATTTGCTCTCAAGCCGGTTCGCGACTTCCCCAGTCGTGACTGATTCCTTCTTGCTGTAAGGAACATCCCAAACCCCAAAGATGAGCTTCATGCGATCCCCGTCAGGCTGATCGAGCCAAGGTCTTGAACGATGCTTAGATAGGTTTGCCCGTAAGGGGTCTTGAGTTGGCTCAAGTTGGCTATCGTCAGGCCCTTGAAAGCGTCAGGGACAACCAACGTGGAGTTAGTCGACTCATCCCCTGCTGACTGAACCACGCCCGGCACAAATGCCTTGAGTTGGTACTTTTGCTGAACTTGAGCAAAGAATTCCGGGTATTGAGTGCTGGTGTTCGTCGCATCAGTCCCGTAGACGAGAACCATGTGTGTTGCGAGGTTATAAACCGCCGTGTCGTACAGGAACTCGCCCGGAGTCTGCGGAATGACGAATAGAAGATCGCTGACCGTGTTGATCGAGAAGTTATAGGCGAACTGAATGACCGGGGCATCGTCCGGAAGGATCGTGTCATCGATTCCCGCGATGTTTCGCAGGAACCAAAGAAAGCCATTCAGTGAGGGGCCGTTCATTTCTTGATCTTGGTCTTGAAGGTCTGGTTAATGAGCTTCTTGTCCTTGAGGGCAAGTTCTTTCGGCGCTTGCTCTTCGATATCGATCCCGATTTCATTCACGCCTTCGAACAGGCCGGTCTGGTCCTGCTCTGCGGTCTTTGCAAATGCGTAAGCGGTCTTTTCCTTGGCAAGCTGAACTTGTCTGCGCCGGATTTCGTCGTTGATTTCCTGCGCGATGCCATAGACCTCCGGGGGCAAATGCTCATCGAGTGAATACACCAGACGGAGCATATCGCCTTCAAAATTATGAGCCTTAAGTTCTTCGAAGCTCTTCATGCCGTAACGCGCATGATGGTCAATGACGGACCTGACAATCTCCGGGGACTTATCCCGGATGACTTGAATTTGCTGGCCGGTCTTAATGTCCGTCTTAAAGATTTGCGGGTTTTCACCCTCTCTCCAATAAAAAATATGGTCTTGATCTGATACGTTCGCGATGAACAGATTCATGTTTGCTTCCCTTATTAAGTGATGGGGCCAGTTGCCCGGCCCCGATCAAATGGTCTTACTGGTAGATCATCGAAAGGATGACAACACCCTGAGAGCGAATACCCCAACCCGGCGTTGCTTTCAATTCAGAAACAACGTCAAGTGCGCCTCCGGCAATCGGAGTCGGGATTTCTTTCGGTACTGACAGGTCAGTAACCATCAGCGTAGTGGCTTCGAAGCCCGGCTGAAGTTTCGCGAATTCGTTGGTGTTCGGGTTCGAACCAACAAACGGAACCTTAATTTCCGGGATAACGATCAGGACTGCATCGGAGCCGCCCTGACCCTGACCGATCAGCGTGTCATCAAAGCCCCATTCGAGGGTATCGCCACTCCAACCGATGACCGTTTCAAGGGTCTGGGAGGTAGAGGCTGAACCCGCGCCAGGACGCTGATACTGCGTAAGCTGAACGATGCTGTATTCCCACTGGCCGATAACGCGCTGTGGGGCCACGATAACCACGCGAGCCGCCTGACCAAGCTGGTTCATGCGGGTCTTCATCAGCACGATCTGCTGTGCGAGATACTGCGCCATCTGGCCGTTGTCATAGGTCACAACGGTGTCGTTGCCGAAGGTATCAGGAGGCAGAGTCGAGGTGACTGCGCCGGGGGTATTTAACAGACCTTCGCCGGGGTTTGCCGGGTTGAATCCGTACAGGAGACCTTGACGAAGGCCCTGATAAATACCCTGCCGCATGGCAAGCCGCTGTGCTTCGGGGAGTGAATAACCCCATGCCCCTGCAAATGCGGTATCCCAATGGTCGTAGATCGCCCGAGCGCGGAGCAGATAGGTCGGTGATGAGATCATCGTGCTATCAAGCGAGCAGGACGGAAGCTGTTGAACCACGTTCTGATTCGCAATGTACTGAGACTTGACGTTCAGACGCTTAACGTAAACGGCAAGGTCAGTCGGCGCAAGGCGCGGCATGATGGTCCCGCCCGGCAGAGCGAGGAACGCACCGGAGGGCTGCTGATACTGGATCAGGATTTCTGGAAACGTAAAGTTGGGGTTAATCTGCTCCCAACCGTTGTTGATGTTCGCCATGTTCTAAGCCTCTTAGATTAGGATAACCGCCGCGTTGCCGGAGTTGTTCCAGCTTGCGTTCCCGGTGGTTGAGTTATAAACAATGACGGAGCTGTTGCCAGCATTTACGTCAACCAGAGTGGCTTTGAACCCGCCAAGGCCGCTATAAACCACGCCCGGAGTCGTCAGAGTGCCGGGGTTGTTCGGAGCCGCAATCGAGAAGGTGGTCGTATTGGTTACGACAACCGGACCCGATACGTTGAAGCCAATCGGAGCCGCGCCCGAGATCGTTGCATAGTTGCCGGTGGTCAGGCCATGAGCCGCCGCAGTCACAAAAGTGATGACGCCATTGGCATAGGTCGCACTGGCTACAGTTGCAATGCTTGAACCGCTGAGAGCCGCGTAAGGCACGAGGGTCTGAGAGGTCTGATCCCAAGAGAACTGCAACGGGTTGTAGCTACCGACAAGCGCAAGGACTGAACTTGAGCAAGCTACAACAACACGGTTATTGGAACCGAGTCGAACGTAGTTAAAGCCGAAGCCGCCCGCCTGAGTCGGCGCGGTGTTCTGCGGATTGGTCGGAGCCGCGTTGGAGCCGTTCTGAACCGAGAAGCCGGAAATCTGTGAAGCATTCAGGGCGCGACCAATAGTCGAACCGTTGAAACCGCCCGCTGGCTGTGCCGGAGGGGTTGCTTCATAGATGGCGATACCGCCCCACATCGGGAGCGATTCGGTCAGAGCGACATTGCCGCCTGCGATCTGGAAACGGGTTGCGGGATCGGCCTGAACGTCACCCTGAACAAAACCCTGTGACTGAACGCTAAATGAATCAGTCGCATTGGTAATGGCGTAAGGATTCCAAGTACCCATGATTAGTTGCTCCTCTTAAAGCCGCCCGTGAACTGAGCGCCGTGGCTGAATACGTCCATCCAACCATGCGGGTCAGAATTGGCCGAAGGTACGAAAATTGAACGGCCACCAATGCCCTTCTGTTCGATCATGTGAACACGACCGGGGGCGATCGGAGGGGCTTTGGCATAGCTCATGGCATCCGAATAAATCTGATCTTCCATGATTTCGAAGAGCGCCTTGTCGGCTACCTTGGAAACATCAACCTTCTTAAAGCGGTCGGAATACTTGGACAGAGTTGACGCAATGCGCTTTCTGAAATTGAATTCACCTTCGCCGGGCAGATAGCTGACGGTGTTGGTTTCGCCCAATGCCAGAAGGACGCTATCGGCGCGTGACAGAGCGTCCGCGATGCGATTCTTGTCCTCAATGGTCGGAGCCGCCATACGCTGACGATCACGCTTGAGTTCGGCCCGGAGGGAATCAAGTTCCTTCTTCATAGCCGCCATGCTGTCAGCTTTGACGTCATCATCGTCACGCTTTTCTGAGTCCATGCGGTTAGCCGCACCGTCACAGGAGGAATCGACAACGTGTTCCGTTTCTTCGATTTCTTCCTTGACCTCTTCCTTTTCCACAGGATCGAGTTCATCGTCTTTTATTTCGACTTCCTCTCCCTTTTTGCCGCCCATTTCGTCAAGGCGGTTATGCACCTCGTCGAACTTTGCGTCAATGCGTGATGAATGCTCATCGAGCATTTTGCTAATGGCTTCGCGCAAGCCTTCGCCCTTCTCTTCTTCCATAGTTTTGTCCTCGTGAGTTATGGAATCCAAACGAACCCCGTCGGGTTTACCTTTATCCCATACCCCGTTTTGGCAAATGGCGATATGGTCTACATAGACGGGTTTGCCTTCGATGAGGATGTTACCCATCTTCACCGCGCTTTTGGAAACGGAAACGGCAGGGGAAGTGCTTAATTGCGACTCCTTCATCAGTTTCGCGGCTTCACCGTCATATATTCTAGCAATGGTCCAGACTTCATCACCCTTGACATAGGGGAGAACACTGGTCCCGATGATTTGATTTTGAAACGAGTCAGTATCAAGGAGCTTATCGCTCGGATGCTCCCAGACTACCGGGAGGCCCTGACTACGCTCCAGGAATTCTGGGGTCAGATAGTCGACCGGGGATTTGAATCCTATCTCTCCGGTTGCCCTTTCGGCGTACCCAGTTCCGGTGACTCTGATATCGAACAGGTGAATCTGCCCGTATTGCTGTGGGCTCGGAAGCGCACCATCACGGATGGCTTGCATGACCTGAAGTTCGGTGATCTCCGGCAGGACACCTTCGGCGGGCTGTCCATCATTGTCATTGCGATGGGCCACGAACTTCTTTCCGACCTCTTCGGGGATGCCAATCGTCGAGCGACCCTCTGCTGCGGCGTACATGGCCTTGCGTTGATCCTCAGACTTAAACGGCATGAAATATGCTCCGAGAGCTATCGAAGCCCTCTTATAATCTCTTTACCCTTTTCAGTCAAACATTCTTCGGGGACTTTCTTTAGGGTGTAGACATACTGAAAATAACACCGGCAAAACGGAAGCTCTGCCGGTTGATCCTCAAGATCCTCGATGTATTCGTGCCCGGCCTTTTTAACCAGTCCATCTCGCATGGCCTGACTATTGCGGATCAGGTAGAACTTCTGGTCGAGATGCTTATGCTTCACGCGGTAATCGTAATTGATTTCCCGCCAGTGAGAGTGCCATATCGCGCCAATCGCTCCCTCATCATAGGCCACAATCTGATTTAGATTCGCCACTAGCTTGTGGGTCTGGTCGATAGCGACCCGGCGCTCTTCAAAGGGAAGTTGCTTCAGCGGCTTAGTGATATTCCGGGCCACTTCATCCAGATTAGCGGTCTGCCTTTCCCGGACGGGCTCGACTGCCGATAGGCTACTGATCCATCCATCGAATCGACGAACCACGGTTTCGACGCTGGTTTCGCGGTTCAGTTTGATGAGCGAGAGGGAATACAAAATTCGGTTATCAAGCTCGTCCCTGAGCTTGGGCCGAATCGACGCAAGGTCGAATGAGGTAACGCCCTTGTGTTGATTCAGAATCCTTTCTTCCTCGATCTGGGATATCCAGATAGCCTTCAGTCGCTTTTCGACCTTGGCAGGGCTTGGCAGTTGCCGGAGGGCATTCCGTAACTTGCCGATGGTCATTTCCTGCGGGACACCGGCTAGGGCCTCCCGCATGAGTTTCTTGACCTCTGAATAATAACTAGCCACCGAAGCTGTTCTCGTCTTCTTCTTCTGCGGGCTCATCCAGACCCAGAGCCGATTCCATTGCGATGATGGACGTATCCAAGTCAAGATCGTTCGGGAATAGATCAGCGCATTCGTTCAGGTTACCGATGACCCAATCAATAAGCCGGGCCTTGTTTTCGGCGCGACATTCGGGGGCCAATGCCTGATAGACCGCAATGACGGATTCGTACTGGTTCTTCTGATGGTCAGAACGTTCTTTCTTGGTCGGCTCAAGGGCTTCGGGCCAGATAGCCTTGAAGGACCGGCGGCACTGATGAAACCATTCGTTATAGCTGGTTTTTGCGTATTCGGGGAATCGTTGCTGTAGGGTCAGGAAGTAATCCGGGGACCACGCAACGTACTGCACGATGTTATCCATCCAGTCGTATATGGGCTTCATTTCGAGCCGGACTGAATCGATATAGCTGTTGATGAGTTTCGCGTCCTCTTCGCCTTCTCCGAAGCCCTGCGCGAGTGAATCATTGGTCAGGAAGGATGCGGGCATATCCAGGGACAGCGCGATATTCTCAAGGATGTTCTTCCGTTGCTCGGCATAGGTCAGGTTATTCAGGTCGAGCGATTCGATGGCCTCGTCGGGCTTGACAGAGATCGTGTTGCCGGTCTGCGCTTGCTTCAGGATATTGAGCCTAAGATTCTGCGCGGATTGCATGGTTCGACTGAGGATGGAGCCCGGCTGATCGATCTTCGCCACGATCACGCCTGACTTAATCATCATCAGGTTGTCGGCAATCATCGACTGGATGAAAGACTGCAACGGGTACAGGGCGCGATTGAAACAGGACCGGCCTACATAGCCCCACGCGCTTACGGTGTAATCCAGATAGACCGGGTTTTCGTGAAGCTGAATGTGCGCCCGGCTTCGGTGATATGGAACACCGGCCACGGCGATGTGCGAATACTTCAAAAAGTCAGGATCATTCGGGTCGAGGATGCCAACAAGCGATCCAGCGGTATTCAGAGGATCAAGCGAGTTGAACTTGATCTTCCCACTCCACAGCTCCTCAGGCGTGATCTCATCCGTGGTCTTTCGGTCATCTTGCGGCATGATCGCCAAAGAGGCGATGCCATAAATCCGGGCGAGGCGTTCGCAGTCGGCAATGTAATAGTCGGACTGCATCCGATCCCATACATCGTTGTATCGCTCAATGACGCATTCCGGGGCCTCGGCTACGATGATCTCCCGGCGCTTATACATGGCCCTAGCAATCGGCGCGTCGATGATGCGCTTGCCCAGAGGGTGACTGACATAGATCAGTTTGCAGAGTTCATAGCTCGGAGTTGATCCCGGCTCAATATTCTGCGCTTGCATGATATTCCAAAGCGGTGAACCGTTCGCCAAACCGCCGTATTCAATATCGCCGTTGCTCATGTCAGTAGCCCTTGGTATCGCTTGATGATGACGCTGTATAGCACACTAGAATTTATCACATCGCTTTGCTGTCACTAAGACCCAAAACTATCGAATACGCTGCGGTATCGAGCAAATCATCTGCTCTTTTTGCTGCATCCTTATCGCCAATGCGGAATGATCCAATTTGGGCCATGAGGTGATTTCTTTCGACGCCTTTGTTTTTGGTTCGTTTGTTGTATGCGTATTCGGTGATTTTCACCGATCCTGAAGCGACATGAGGGCTAGCTGACAATGCGCGAGCGTCTTTTCCAAGCATCACCAGTTTCGATTCAATCGGTGTAGCGTTGATGTTGTTGCGTTTGCAGAATTGAAGCAAAACAGAACCGCCCGCTGCGTCTTCAATGAAAATCCCTGCATTGTTCTGAACTCCCAAGGTGGATTGATATTCCTTGGATAGCTCTTCTAATCGAGCATGGACGCTAGGAATCCACTCTAGCATCGAGTATGCCTCGATTTGGATCAATTCCCAATCAAGCCAATAAACCTTCGGCTTTTGGTCTTCGAACATGTAGCCCGGCTGTAAGGCGCAATAGAGAACCGCTGTTGAATCGTTATCGGTTCCTGTCTTAACGGCGCAATCAATGACTGCATAAACATTCCCAAAAATTCGGAACGGGCAAGGAATGGGCTTTCCATTTTCCAGAAAATCCTCAAGCCTAAAGAGAGCTGCACCAGAGAAATCAACCCATTCAGCAAGGTATTCTTGAGCGAACACCATTGGATTCGTGGTCTCGCGTAGCTTTTCTATTTCGTCTGAAGGCATGTATGGATTGTTTATGGTCGGGGCGTAATACTCCGAAAATCCATACTCTGGCAGATTGCATATGCGCCAGAAAAAATTGTCTTCATTGATGCCATCTGGCGTTGATGTGGCGATACATTCGCCTTTGAAGTCTAGCAACGTGGGCTTAATTGCTTTTTCCCAGATGCCCATCATGGTGGATTCTTTGGCAAATGCGATCTCATCCAAAACGACCAGATGATAACGTCGAGATCGACCGGCGTATTCATTGTCAGTTGACCAGAAATCAATTCTGCCTCCGGTCGTAAGTCGAATCACGCCTTCCATTTTGCTGGCCCTCGCCACGATAGGTCGAAGGCGATCCACCATTTCCTCATACGATTCGCCAAGGATTTTGAATGATGGAGCGAAGAATCCTACAGATTGTCCTCTGATTGCTCTATCGCACATGATGGCGATAGACATGAGCGTTTTTCCCCAACCTAACGACGACCACAACGGATCGCCTTGAACCTCCCCGGCATTTGATATGCCGCTATCTGGTCTGCATGAAGGACAGGGAGATCAATCGTTATCGCTTCTTGTTGACTCTTGCGTGACATCAAATGACGGGAATCCACCCGTTATGCGTATTTCCTGAATGTTCTTGCTATCTTCTCGGGATTCCTTCTGATCCAGCCATTGTTTTCCAAGCCAAATCATCATCTGGATATTGCCCTTTTCTGCCGCTTCATATTGCCATCGTCGCAATGATTTCCTTCCGGGAGCGGACAATGCCTTTATGTAGTCTTCAACGGTTACGTTATATTCCTCTTTGATTCGTCTTTCCAGAGTGGAATATGAAACGCGCATGATATTCGCAATTTCTTGTGCTGTGCATTGTATTAGGCACATTTCTTCAATTTGAGCCCAATCCTCAGAATCGAATTCTATTTTTGTTTGGAATGGCATCCCACTCCTCCTGTGTTATATCGTCTATTGAATTTCTTAACATTTTGATTCTTTTTTTGTCAAGCTCAGAATGCTTTGGCAGAGAACACCACCAAGTCCAATCGCATCCTTCGTACCATTGCCCAATAACTGCTGGACCGTTGTCTGCTTTAAAAAGTATTTTCGTGCCTTTAGGTGGAAAAATATCATCAAAATGTTTCCACTCTGGCTTGTACTCTGACATATATCTTTCAGGCATTTTTTCTTTGAATCGGATTAAATGTGTGCAGATTTCTTTTTGCTTCTTCTCTAACCGCAATCGCTTCTTCTATCGTTTTAAATCTTCCAAGCCTTAGAGATTTTCCATTAACATCAATTTGCGCTCGCCACTTTTGCGTGAATTTTTCAAAGAAAACGCCAACGTGACCAGATGTGTTGTGTTTTGGAATTTTCATGTTCTGCATATTTTGAGCGTGTGTGGCTAATCTCAAATTGCAAAATCTATTGTCTTCCCCATTTCCATTAATGTGATCCAAATCAGATATTGGATAATGACCAGTCACATATAACCAAGCCAACTTGTGTTCCCAATATTTTGTTCCATCAATGTTTATTTTTCTGTGATTTTTGTTATCACTACCTCCGGCTCTACTGCCTTCTGTTATTCTGCCTTTTCTTATTTTCCATACAAATTCCCCAGAATCTTGGTTATAGGAAAGAATGGATTTTAGATATTCTTGAGTAATCAATTGAGTCTCCGTCGAGTTCGTAAAGCAGGGCGAGACTGCTAGGTTACGAATCTAGCGGGATGCCTCCCTGTCTCGCAATAGTGTTTTAGTCTCCCACAGTTTGATTGTCAAGGTTCGGATTTCGTTCAGCGTGTCGGCGTCCAGTTCGCGTTCCCATCGAGCGAGCCAGTCCTGTCGATGTTGCTTCGAGGGTTGGT